GCATGTATTATGAGCCAAAAACAGATTCTATTGTATTCAAGGAAGTAGATAATCAAGACCTTTTGCAAGCAACCGCAATAGCCAATGCCCCTTTGAATGAATATGACAACTAATTAATAATAATCACAGGAGTAGATTAATGTCGACAGATAATGGTTGGGAAACATATTCAAAACTAGTTTTGCAGCAACTGGAAACACTTTCTGGTGGTATTGAAGGTTTGCGTGGTGAGTTACAGCATGTAAAAGAACAGCTTACCGAACTTAAAGCCAAAGAAGACAGAGTACAAGATTTAAAAGCTTGGAAAGAAAAAATGGATGATGTTGCTTCGCCGCCTCAAATAAGAGCACTGATAGATGATCTTGAAGAACTGAAAGAGTTTAAAACAAAAGCAGTTACAATGTTTATGGTAGTTCAAGCTATTATGGGTATTGCTATGGCCTGGTCAAAGATGATATAGTGTCAGTATGAGTGATAACAACGACGACAGCTTAGATGAATTAAAAAACAGGATAAAGCTAGCAGTTGAACAATTAAATGGCAAGATACCATACAAAACACAAGAAGAAATTGATAAAATAGTTTTATTACCGGAAGTCGCGATTAGGGGCAACGGTTATATCTTCTGTTTTAGCCCTAGTAAAAGAAGCTTTATAAAAGTAATTCGTGGACAAAAGGCTTATGTTATAGATGAAATGCCGGATAAGCCCGACAAATGTTTTGTATATACATGGGATGGCTTTTTAGTAGAGATAGAACAGAAAGAATTACTTTCTACAGGATTTGATTGATGTTGTTTAAATTTGGATTATTTTGGAAGTTAATCCTTGCAAATTTAGTTTCATGGACATTTTATGTTTTATTTGGTTTTGAATTCACAATAATTTCTATGATTGCAACAATTATAGTAATTTTAATCAAAGATAAGCATTTTTTAGTATAAAAACACCTATTTAATTTGGTGTCAACTAAAAAAAAGAAATATTTTAAATCCGATGGGAATGGTGTATCTACTCCTACGCGTGGATTCCTATTAAAGTGGTATGACGGTGCAAGTTGTGCTATTAAATATGATGGTCCGTTTTTTAACGAAAAAGACGCCAATGATCTGCTTCTTACTTATTTGAAAAATGGTGTTTGTAGTTGGATTGTGCAGTACGATGATTAAGAAAGAAAATTTTGGTTCTATTTCCTCTAAACAATTTAATATTGGTGATATAGTAGAGTGGACCAAATGGAATCCCGAGAATGAAGTTTGGGATTTAAACTATGGAATATTAATAAAAATAGAGAACAAAATTAGATCTAATCGAATTATATCAATCTCGACTGTACGACCAATTAATCAACCTCAGACAGAAGTAGAACTATTCACACTAAGTTTGAAGCCAGTTGAAAAAGGTTCTGTCAATAAACTTGAATAATTTGTTAAAGACTGATTTGAATACTATTTATATCTGTATTTATATACCAAAGGTATTCTAAATGATTGATATTATCAGCCCAATGATAAAAAAGTTTTTACCCTTTGCAAAAGAAAGAATGGGGTTTGAAAATCCTCCTAAACTTTTTTTAAAAGGCGATTCTACAAATGCGAATAATCCATTAGGAAAAACTGCATTCTATAATCCTGGTGAAAAGGCGATTACAGTATATATAACAGGCCGGCATCCAAAAGACGTAATGCGGTCCTTATCTCATGAGCTTGTTCATCACGCTCAAAACTGCCGCGGCGATTTTCAAAACGTCGGGGAAATGGGAGAAGGCTATGCTCAAAATGATGATCATTTACGTGAAATGGAACGTGAGGCTTATGAAGTAGGAAATTTATGCTTTCGAGATTGGGAAGACAGCATAAAAAGTACTATTTACTTTGAACATCTACAAAAAGGAGACAAAAAGATGTCTATTAAAGATTGGAAGAACAATGAAGTGAAATCACTTCTTAGTGAAGCTTGGGGATTTAGCATGAACCTTGATAAACTTAACGAAAATGACGAAAAGGATAAAGAAGCCGACTTAAACGAAGATGAAGCTTTTGCACCAAACCACTACTGTGTACATCACGGTGGAGTAAACCACAACGGCAAAACTGAAATGGCAGAAGCCGTTAATCACAACTACAATAAAGAGCTTGGTAAAGTCACCCATTATGATATGAAGTTGGCAGATGGTACTATTTTAGAAAACGTTGCTGCAGAGGATATTGAAGTAACCAACGCATCACTAGCCGAAGGTCACGGACATCCTATGAAGCGTGATGACGACGAAGAAGAGCTTGATGAACAATCAAGAACCGACCGTCCGGATAGAGCTAGACCCGAAGGCGGTCGTCGCTTGGACGAAGAAGATGAGGATGAGCTTGAAGAGGGCGAGAAGAAACCAGATGCCGATGGCGATGGTGTGCCTGACTGGGCAGATAAGAAGCCCGGTAAAGACGATAAGGAAGAACTCAAGGAAGCCTTGAAGAAGATTCTTCGTAAACATCTCTGAGGTATTCACCATGAACGGTAAATATAAAAATTGAACTTAAGTTACTACGAAATCGCTTTATCCAAAAGCTACTATTATTACAAAAAAAAGAGGAACAACCTATGTCTTTAAATTCTGAATGGCAAGATTTTCTTAGTGAGGGTCTAGACGAGAAAAACATCTTTACCTATATCCAAGGTCTCCAAGAAATAATTTCCAATCTTAAACCTAGAACTATAACTGAGAAAAGAAGGCTTCAATTAGCCAAAACACATTTACGAGAAGTAAAGAGGTTTGCCAGAAGAATGGATAATGATATGTCTGTTCTCCAAGAGAAACTTAATATTTTAGAAGAGTCACAAGGAGATAGATAATGGCGAAAGCTAATACACACCTTACTCACCTTGAGGAGTTGGTTCTTACACAGGGTCAGCAAGGTTATAAGATGGCGAGAGCTTTCCTTTTAGAGCTGCTACAGACCCTTAAGGGAAATTCTAATTCTAAAATTCAAACCTCCGTCAAGTGGGATGGAGCGCCTGCAATATTTGCCGGGATAAATCCTGAAAATGGTAAATTCTTTGTAGGTACTAAGTCTATATTTAATAAGATACCAAAGATTAACTATACCGAACAAGATGTAATCAAAAATCACGGACATGCGCCGGGGCTGGTTGACAAGTTGACTAGAGCCTTGAATTATCTCCCGGGTCTTGGTATTAAAAATATCTTACAAGGTGATTTCATGTTTGACGATGATATGATTAAAACCAAAGATATTGAAGGTGTTCCACATTATACATTTAAGCCAAACACTATTTTATACGCAGTACCAGTAGACTCAAACTTGGGACAACAAATTGGGCAGGCAGAGTTTGGAATTGTATTCCATACCACCTATGAAAGTCTTGATAGCGGTGCTAGTTTTGGTGCAGATGTAACAGGACTTCAAAGACCACCGGGTGTTTGGTTTGACGATGCATTTTTTACAGATGATACAGGTGTTGTAACACTGACCGAAGATGAAGAAGTGGAAATTCTAAGATTAGTAAAAGAGGCTGATTCAGTCAATACTTCAACGAATTATCAAGAATTACCTTCAGACCTTTTAAATATTTATATAAATAGTGAAATCAAATCTGGTAGTTTTTTGGATGATCCTGAAAAGTCTTTTCAAGGATTTTCTAATTGGTATTCTCTGCGCGCTCAAAAAAGAATCGGTAGTTTAAAAAGCGAGAAAGGAAAGTTACGAGCAACTCAAAATGCTCAACAAATTTTAGAATCTTTTAATGCTAGAAAACAAGACATACTTAATATATTCAAAATAAGCCGATTGTTATTTGAGGCTAAAAACGTATTTATCGAAAAGTACAATAATGCTGTTTACAACACTAAACATTTTGTTGATGATGGTTCTGGAGACTTGGTTGCATCTAATCCCGAAGGTTATGTGGCGGTCGACCATCAAGGCAACGGAATTAAGTTTGTAGACCGTTTAGAATTTAGTAGAGCCAATTTTGCCGTTGATAAAGGAGATAAATTTTCCCCTCAAATAAGCGAGCAAGATGAAGAGGTTGAAATAGAGTTTGAAGATGAAGACGATGATCCAGTAGTTGACGCTAGCTATCCAAAGACGGTTGCCATTGTCCCGGGCGCTTTCAAGCCTCCACATAAGGGGCATGCCGACATGGTGCGAAGATACGCTACTGGTGACGGTGTTGAGAAGGCTGACAAAGTATATGTCATTATCTCTGCGCCGATGAACGCCCATCGCATGCTTCGCGACGGTACTCCTATCGACGAAAAAAATGCAATTGCTTTATGGCAAAAGTTATTTCCGGAGGTAGCTAGTCTTCCAAATGTTGAGTTTAGTATCGCGCCATCAGATATGAGATCCCCAGTAACTGTAGCATATAAGTATATAAGTGATGAGAGTCCGCTGCCGCTCAATGATGGTGATAAAGTTATGTTAGGCGCTAGCGACAAACCTGATGATAGAGAAAATCCAGACTGGATGAGATGGGCAGGAATCAAAGACGAGTATATAAAGGATGGCATAAGTTTATTAGCCGGCGAAGAATATGCAGTTCCCGCACTTGAAAAAGAAGACGGTTCGGGTTTTAGTGCCTCAACAATGAGAGATTTGATATCAGACTTAGTAGAAAACCCCTCTAACAAAGAGGCATATGCAGAATTAGCCGAATTCGTGCCCGCAGACAAGTTCTCAGCGCTCTTTAAAGAGTTGGGGTACCCAGCACCCACATCCGGTGAAGAAATCGAAGAGACGTCCGTTGCGGGCGCTGGAGGCGGACTAACTGGATATGGCGGCCCTTTGGCATCTGGGTCGGATAAGCCGGCCAAGAGAGATACAAAAAAGAAAAAACAAAAGCAATATATAGATTTAGGTCTGCTTGCTGAGGTTATGGAACTAATTATAGAGAAAGGATACCGAAAATGAATCATAATGAAGAAAAAGCTCTTAGAGAGAGTATAAGGCATATGATAAGACATGTCAAGCAAAAAAGGGTCGATGAAGAGAATAATGTTCGTTCTTTAATTCGTGGATTCATGGACATAGAAATTAAGAGTCTGGTCGAAGCATCTGTACCAGATGTTGATCCAACGCCTAATAAATCAACAGGCATAAATGTCTTAGAAGATCTGTTGAAGAAAATTATACCCGTTTTAGAGACAGATTATAAATCACTTACAACTAGCGATAACCAACGAGAGTCTTTTAGGGCGCACATTGTAAACGCTGTTCAAAACGCGCTCACGCCGGCAAAAATCAATACCCAAGCCGGAGAAGAAGCAGATGAAATTAACGAAGATTTAGAAGAGGAGATTGAAATTAATGTTGGCAGTTCTGCTGATGATGATAAGTTTATTGATATTCGCACTGATGCCGAAAAATCAGCGGATGAGGAAGAAGACGAGGAAGATCCGAGAGATGCGTTTGGCTCGGATGTCGATGGTGACGAAACAGGCAGAAACATGGCCTACCAATCGTTCAAAAAAGTAGAAACAAGCGTTATTGACTCATATGA